AATTTATAAAACTTGTAATCCAATTACCAGACGTATTTGATGCTACGCTAGTAAAAACTCTGTTCCCATAAATGTAATGAGCCGAAAATGTCATTTGCACTACACTCCACAACTCATTCCACTCCGGACTTCCAACTTGATACCTGTAGTAAGAATTACAAAACTTAAAAAATAATTCAAGAAACAATCTTTTTAAACTAGCATCGTAACCTGAAAAATCTCCTCCTACAAATCCTCCGGAAAACTTATTAATTTTATCGAATATCAACTTCCATCCCACGCCATGTGGATTCACTCCTACAGCGCCTGATGTGATACTCCAGTGGGCTTTAAGCTTGGCAACTAAGTCACCTAGCACTATTTTACACAAAATCATAGCATATAGATCATTATTAAAAAATACTCTACTTTTGTGTTTTTCTTCCATCAATTCATCCTTTATGGTCAAAATGTCAATAGTTAAATTTACAAAACCTTTTCGTGCGGTCTCTGCTAATTTTCCTACCGTATCAATTAACCCAGGATCGACAAATCCATTAGCTATACAAAAGGCTTCTTTTCGAGTTAAATAAGGAGTGCACGGCCCCACAGACGTAGTATCATCTAATGGTTGGATATTACGCATTGTATTACCCAAACAAGCCTCCACAACGCCTCCAGGCAATCGTTCAGCGACAATTTTAAGATCACCGCCGAAGCCCATATAAATGTCCTCAATTTTACTAAGTTCAATAAATTCATCACTTATATAATTTGTTTCCAACGGCATCGTTCGGTGAAATTTTAAATTATCCTTGAACGGATTTCTTCTTAACCCATCTTCATCTGTGTAAGACTTGAGCGGCGCTGGTCTCACATTTAACGCAAACCGGCCATTCTCTTCTGGCTCCAATATGGTTCTATTGAAAGCAGTCTCATTTGGCAGAAAATATGTCTTGTCTAATTTTCCTTTACTAAACAATCCTGGAAGCGTTACTGATTGATGATCATATTTAATCTCAACAAATGGTCGATCGTTTAATGATCCATCAACCAAGTCTGTATCAAATAAACGTCTCATTTC